ACGTGTCAACGAAACGTGCTTTTCCGAACACGTCGCCGGGGATATGTTAACGATTTTACTTGTGAAGCACGTACGCTCAATGGCAGACGCGCAGCATTCAGTTGCAGGCGGGTGCGGGTTCGAGTCCCGTCGTGCTTCACGACGACGGCCTGGCCCTCTGCGGCAACGTACGGTCAGGTCATTCTTCGCGGGCTATCCCGTAATGCCCGACGAGGTCCGAGATTGCAGCCTCAAGTACCGCGTTCAGAGCTTTAGCTCTATTGAGGCCGTAAGTTTTTTCGTCGAATGGGAGCAGTGGGGCGAGCGCAGCTACGAGCTTCGCTGAAATCTCTACTGAATTCGTTTCACTCATGTAGCGTCAATCGGCAAGATTCTGTCAATGTTTAATCTAGCCTCGTGACGAGGCAACACCGACCCGTGACGGGTCACTCGGAGCCCTGCCCTATGGCAACGCACAGCGAGGAAGCCAAGGCAGAGATAAAGCGTGCGTACGAGGGCGGCGAGAGCCTCAAGGGCATCGCCAAGCGTACGGGCATCGACCCTAAGACCATTCGCTCATGGAGAGACGCGCAAGGTTGGATTCCCCCCATTCCCCCCCCGGGGGATTCGCCAGAAGTGCGCGAGGCGGTCAAGGCAAAAGTCTTCAGCATTGCAACCGGTCGTGCGATCGACCAGCTCGAGCAATCCGGCGCCATCGAAGCGCAAGCCGACCTGATCGCCGAGAACCTCACGCTTCACGGACGCATCGGAAACCTGGCGCTAAAAGCCGTCGAGCAGACGTTCGCGGACTACAACGCCAACGCCATAAAGCCAGGCGTCAACCAGAACCAAGCGGACGTACTACAAAGCGTTCTGCGCGCCGCAAAACTCGGCATCGACATGACGCGCAATGTTGCGGGCCTTAAAGCCGGGCAGGTCAGCGCGAAGTCAAGTTCAGACGATGGCCGGCGCCGCTTCGAGTTCTTTGTCGCGCCCGAGCCGTCGGAGCAGATCTCACAAGCGAGTTAAGCTATGCAGGTCAAGCAGATTCCAATGCTTCGGCATGTGGTGCCGCTATTGGCTTGCAAGGACAAACTCGCCGCAGTCCGTGGCGGTGTCGGCAGCGGCAAGACGTATGCGTTGGCGTGGTGGCTATGGATGCGCTCGGAAGAGTACCCCAAAGCCGCTCACTTTGTCGTCGGCGCGGATTACGAGCAATTGCGGCGTGGATTCTTTCAGACGCTTGTCGGCATACTGGAAAACGAAGGACTCGAAGAGGGTCCGGATTATCACTATCGCGAGTCGCCCTCGCCGATGATTCTGTTTAAGCATAATGGCTCGCGCATCCGCAGTCTCTCGGCCGAACTAGCCGAGCGTATTCGCTCAACCGAATTTCAAACGCTCGTTATCGAAGAGCCGCAAACGTGGCATAACGGCGAATCAACGTATGGAACGACCGTGCTTCGACTTCGGCATAACCCGAAAACGTCGAAGTTTTACGGCTCGAGATTACAGCCACAGATGCGGATGAGCTTCAACCCGACGCGCGAAGCCGCAATCGGCACATGGCTCCACACCTTAATCGAAAAGCAATGGACGCGCGCGGGTTATCAGTGCTGGCGTTTCAGCGTTCGCGACAATTACCTGATGACGGATCGCGATGAGTACGTCAAGCTCATTGAAGACAACATGCCGCAAGAGCGGTGGCCTTCGGAAATCGACGGCCATTGGTGTACGAGCGGTGGTCAAGTCTATCGCACGTTCGATCGTGTCCTTAACTGTACGCCTGCACCCGGCTTACCGCCGTTTCAGGTCGATCGCTCACAGCCGCTATGTTGGAGTCTCGACTTTAACGTCGGGTGGATGGCGAGTCACGTAAGCCAATGGCATACGCAAGAGCTGGTATATGCGGGCATGGGCCCAACCGATATACGTACCGGCATCTCAAAGCCTATTCATAAACCGGCGGTGGAGGGATACCAGAAGCGCCTACTCTACGTGCTCGACGAACTCTTTCTCTCCGATGCCGGATCGCCCGACGTTGCTGATGAGTTTATCCGTCGCTGGGGTGAGATCGCTCGGCAAACAGGTGTCGTTCTTTATGGCGACGCGACTGCGGGTGGGCGTTCGCAGACTGCATCTAGTCAAAGTTCAGCGCGAAGCAACTGGGCCATTATCGTTCAGGCCTTGATCGCAGCCGGTATTCGGGTCGAAATGCGAATTCCAACCACAAACCCAAGTGTCGGCAATCGTATCAACGCGACGAACGCGCAGTTCCGAACAGGTTCTGGAATCGGGATGATTGTTGACGAGCAAAAATGCCCGCAGCTTCTCGCCGACTTCGCGCAAGTCAAATACGTCGTCGGTAAAAACGATATTGACAAATTAGATAAAACCGAAGAAGGCGTCAAACGCACGCACTGCTCGGATGAAATCGGCTATATCTGCCACACCGAACGCGCAATCGCGGATAACGAGCTATCACCTAAGCAGCTACGAGACATCGCACAATTTATGGCTCGATAATTTGGAGAAACTATGGGATTTCGGGAAATTGCCGAGCAGATCCCGTACCCCAAGGGTGCCTCACAGCGTTTCAAGCGCCTCGACGCATTCGAACGGCTTCTGGACAATCGTTTTTATGATCATTTGCCGCATGCGTACGAAGATGAAGACGACGGCACGAACTACATCAAGCTTCTCGATCGCCGTCCAAGCGTAAAATTCAACGCCGCGACGGTCATTGTCGATCAGCTTACCGGTCTTCTGTGGGGCGATGAGCAGCCGCCTCGTATCGTCATGCGCGAAGACGACGATGAAGATTACGACGACACCCAAGAGCGTGCGGTGGCCAAGATCCGCGAACGCATGGGCCTCGATACGCTCATGGCGCGCGTGTTTCGCCGCGGTAACGTCGGTAGCGTCGGAATCGCTTTGCGTGCGCTCGAAGACGGTCGGCCGTTCATCCGCATTATTCGCGGCAAGAACGCTATGCCGGTGTACGACGAGCGCAACCCGCTTGACCTCGTCGGCTTAATCCAGATCTATCCCGTAAGTCCGCAATCGTTAGTTACTGCGGGATACGAAGGCATCGACGAGACCGAAAAATTCTACTGGATGCGCATAGAGTATGACGCGCAGGAAGAACGCTGGTTTCACCCATTATCGGATACGGATTACCAACGTCTTGGCGAGATCGTCAATGGTAAAAAAATCGAATGGGTGCTCAAGAAAGAGTACTCGCACAAGTTTGGTGTCATTCCGGTCATCTGGATTAGGAATCTCGACGAAGAATTCCAGGATGAAGACGATCCTGATGGGCCATGCACGTTTGGGCAAGTGCTCGAAAATATCGTCAGTCTTGATTATCAGCTAAGCCAGATCGCACGCGGCTATAAATACACCGCTGACCCGATGCTGGCGATACAGCAGGGCGAGCTCGTAAACTCGACTCTACGCCCAATGGGCCAAAAAGCCGCGCTGGTTGATCAAAACGGCAACATGATCAAGTCTCCCAAGAACGTCATTCACTTGGGCCAAGGCGGCTCGGCCGAAATGGTTGAGATCACGGGACAAGGCTTAGCCGGCTCGATCGAGTTCGCGAAATTAATGCGTGAGTGGACGCTCGAAATCATGTCTGCCAATAAAGCGGATAGCGAGCACACTAAAGGCGTTATGTCCGGCCGCGCGCTTGATATTCTGCACCGTGCGCTTCGTCTTCTGAAAAATCGCCAGCGGGTAGCGTATGGCGATAAGGGGTTACTCCCGTTAATGCGTTTGATTCTTATTGGAATTGAACGTGGCGAGATTCGCCTGCCTGATGTCGAGTCCGTGCCGTCAAGCTTGCTCATGCGCCTAGAATGGCCCACCGAAGACGTCCCCGACGAAGCAGCCCTGCTCGCATTAGCAACAGCAGCGGAAACGTTCGTTGGCGGATCCCAGCAAGCCCCAATTCCAACTCTATCCCGCGAAGACGTCATTCGGATGATTGCCGCACGAATGGGATGGAGTAACGCGTCTGATCTAATCAAACGCGCGGAAGCCGATCGACAACAACTCATGGTGGAGCAACAGCAACAGGCGGACGCGGATGCGTCTCGTCAGATTGACGTTGCCGCAGCCAAGCCGAATCCCGCTAGAAGCGGTAAGGACAAATAATGGAAACCGACATCAAACCAGTCGTAGACCCCGCAAAACAAACGCCAAGCGCTGAAAAGATCATCGCCGACGATCAGAACCCGCGCATTTACGACGCTGATTACGTAAAACGTTTGCGTGACGAGAATAAATCGTTCCGCGAGAAGGCGGAATCGGAAGCAAAACGCGCCGACGAGCTGGCGAAATTCAAGGCCGATCGCGAAGCTGCGGATCTCGAATCCGAAAAGAAATTCAAAGAGCTCGCCGATCTTGAGAAAAAACGCGCTGACGATACGTCGAAAGACGCTGCCGAAAAGGTTGCCAAGGCTGAGCGTGCTGCGATCCTGGCAGAGGCGAAAGCTGCCGCGATCAAAGCCGGTATCAAGGACATCGACGACGTCAAGCTGCTCGATCTCACTGGTGTGAAAATCGAAGGCGATGAAGTGGTTGGTCTCGATGCGGTCATCGCAGCCGCGCTTGAGAAGAAGCCGCATTGGTTTGGTGCCGAGCCGGCCAAAAAGACGGAGAAATCCGGTGCGCCACCTGCGCAGAAGCAGGGCGAAACGCCGCCTAAAGACGCGCGCGATATGAGTCCTGAAGATTTTGAGAAAATCAAAACCAAAATGGGACTAACACGCCGCTTCTAGCCTCCACAAACAAGACGTGCCTAAGCCGCTTCATTGCGGCTTTTTTATTGCCAAAACTCGGATTGAGTCCGTGCGGCATCATCAGCCCAACACTCGGTTGAGACCGTGAGGGATCGCGTTTCACTACGCATTTTTCACTAATTTCAACCGAGGTTCACAATGCCAATCAATAATTACGGCGCTGCTATCGGCAGCGTGATCGAGCAGATCGGTCTTCTCGAACGTATTTTCCACGAATCGTTAGAGCCTAATTTCGTGTATCGCCGAGCCGCTTTACGCGATCCCGTTGCTGCGCACATCGGTGAAACTATCACCAAGTCACGCCCAGCACTGCTCGCACCCGTTACCACGGACCAGAACCCGTCTTCAAACACCGGTCTCGATAACGGCTTAACCGTGCAGCTTCAGGGCTTCGAGCAATATCAAGTGACCGTCAATCTTACCTCCGGTACGATGGACGTGAACCTTGAAATGGAAGAGACGCTGATTGCGCCTCTATACCTCGAGCAATGGGAAAAGCTGGCACAGCAAGCCGGCTCTTCGCTCGATACCCGTATCGCGATGGAGCTTCACCAGCGCTACGGTGGCGGCAACACGTATGCGAACACGGCGAACGGCTCGTCTTCAACATCGCTCAAGGTCGACAACATTTATGGCTTTCAAACGATGTTCCAAACGTCGGTTGTCACACCATCGGCTGGCCTGCCAGTTCCGGTTTCGAGCACCTATAAGCTGCCGATCAAGGTCATCGCGGCGAGCAATGGCGCCGTGCAAACCGCAAACGTCATTGGCTACACCGCTGACGTCAGCAACATTTCGACCGCGAATAACAACGGCGTTGTGTATGGCGCTTCCGGTACGCTGACGCTCGACGCTGGCGTAACTTGCGCTGTTGGCGATCAAGTCGTTGCGCTCGATGGCTCGTACATCATCCGGCCAAATGGCAAGACCACCCGCTTCGCACTCACGTCAACCGACGTAGTTTCGCTGCAGCAATTTATCTCGGCAAAGACCAAGCTGGTTGCGCGTCAGATCCCGAAATTCCGTAATGGCTGCTACGTCTGCATCGTAGACCCGTTCGTTATGGCGCAGTTGTACAACGATCCGCAATTCATCCGCGCTACCCAGGGTACGTGGAACACGAGCCCGGTGTTCAAGAATGGTGTTATTGCGCCGGCGCTTGGCCTTGAGTTTGTTGAATCGGCGCTAATCCCGTCGTACATTCTGCCCAACGCTCCCGCTACCGCTGCTGGCCTTGTCGCACGTCGCGCAATTGTCATCGGATCAGGCTGCATCGTTGACGCACCGTTCGAAGGCGCGTTGATTGCAGCTCGTAAAGGCTCTGGCGGTCTTTCGGTGAGCGATATGCGTATCGTTGACGACATCGTCATGGTTACTCGTCCGTCGCTCGATCGTTATGGTCAAGTGGTTTCGCAAACTTGGAAATGGACTGGCGGCCGTTCGGTTCCCACCGACGTGCTTTCAACTCCGCTGGTTATCCCGACTTCGGATTATGCACGCTACAAGCGCGCTGTCGAAATCGAAGTCGCCGGTTAACGACGCTTTATCGGTCTAGCAAGAGGCGGCTCGTATTCTGCGGGCCGCTTTTCTTTTATAGGTGAATAAAT